ATAAAAGAAAAATAGGAGAGTGTGGTAAAGGTAAAAAAATGAGCCCTGAAACAATAGAAAAAATGAAAGTTGCTGCGAAAAAAAGAGGAAATAATAGAGAAGGAACAAAACATTCTCAAGAAACAAAAGAAAAGATGAGACAATCGGCATTAAAAAGGTGGGACAATAAATAATCTGGTACAAGGTTAGAGAAAGTCAAAGGATTTAGTCGTATGGTGGTCTGAACCACCAAAGAACAATGAACACTCCAAACTGGCAGCATCACTCCAAGAAGGAGCAAAAACGAAAACTTAAACCGCAAGCACTGCGCCAGGCAAAAGCACGACTCGCCCAGTTCAAAAAGCGTCACATGGGTCGCCCGAAAGGCGACCTTTCGTTTTATAGTGGTTCTATACGAAACGAATCCAATGCCTGTTCGTCACGAAATCAAATCCCAACTTGCCAAATTGCTTGCCACTGAGGATCTTGTGGTTGAGCATAAGAAAGTTGCTACTGCCTGCTTCAATGTTCATACTCGCGTTCTGACACTTCCTCTCTGGGAGAAGGCAAGTGGTCTTGTGTATGACCTTCTGGTGGGTCATGAAGTGGGTCATGCTCTCTTCACTCCTGATGAGGATTGGACCGAAACTGTTAAGGTTCCTCAGCAGTTTGTGAATGTAGTTGAGGATGCTCGCATTGAGAAACTGATGAAGCGCAAGTATGCTGGACTTGCTAAGACATTCTTTAATGGTTATAAAGAACTCAATGAAGACAATTTTTTTCAGATTGCCGATGAAGAGGTAGATTCTTTCAATCTTGCTGATCGAGTTAATCTTTACTATAAGATTGGACACTTTATCACCCTTGACTTTAAACCTGAGGAACAAGAAATTGTAAATCTGATCGGTGCTTGTGAAAGTTTTGCGGATACTTTGATTGCTGCCAAAGAACTTTATAAGTATTGTAAGAAAGAAAAAGAACAGCAGCAAAAGGTTGCTGACTTTGATTCTCACGAAACTCAAGGAAATTCGCATTCCTCTTCAAGTGAATCTGTAGAAACTAATGACTCCTCTTTCGAACAGGAAAGTGAGAGTGATAACTCCCAGGAACAACCTGGTGAAACCGACTCTTATGGTGGTACGGCTCAGGGTAATGAAACTCCTGTAAAATCTTCTGATACTCAAGATGAACCTGAGATTCGCACTGCTGATTCTCTGGAAGATAAGATTCGTGATCTTGTTGGAAATGAAGATGGGTATGAGAACACTTATATTGAAATCCCTCAAGTAAATCTTGATACTGTGATTGCTAAAAACTCTGAGGTTCATAAAGATATTAATGACTCTTTTGCTCACCAGCAGAAGATTCACAATAACCATGCAGAACAAGAAGGATATCCTCCAGTAAATCTATACAAAGAAACTGACCTTGAGTTTAAGAAGTTCAAGACATCTGCTCAGAAAGAAGTCAACTATCTGGTAAAAGAGTTTGAGTGTCGCAAGGCAGCCGATCAGTATGCTCGCGCATCAACTGCTCGCACTGGTGTTCTTGATACCACTCGTCTCCATACCTTCAAATATAATGAAGACCTCTTTAAGAAAGTTTCTGTGATTCCTGATGGTAAGAATCATGGTTTGGTATTTGTGTTGGACTGGAGTGGTTCTATGTGTGACGTGATGCTTGATACTTGTAAACAACTCTTCAATCTGGTGTGGTTCTGTAAGAAAGTTTCCATTCCTTTTGAGGTTTATGCTTTTACAAATGAGTGGCGTCGTGGTGAGTATGATTATGAGAATGATCGTTATCTTGCTGCAGATCGCACACCTCATTATCAAAAGAAAGATGGTCTTCTTGTAGTTGATGAAACTTTCTCCATGATGAACGTTCTTACCAGTAAAGTTTCTGGTAAGGAACTGGAACATCAAATGCTTAACATCTGGCGTCTTGCTTATTGTTTTGGTAGGACTTATCATTCCCTTTATACTTACTCTAATCGTATGTGTTTGTCAGGAACTCCTCTGAACGAAGCACTGATTACTCTTCATCAAATTCTTCCTAAGTTCCAGAAAGAGAACAAACTCCAAAAGGTTCAGTGTATTGTTCTAACTGATGGTGAAGCAAATCAACTTGTTCATCACAAAGAAGTTCAGCGCCGTTGGGAAAAAGAACCTTACATTGGAACTGGATATATTAATCCTATGAGCACTTTTATCCGCGACCGCAAACTGGGAACTACCTATCAAATCAAGTATGGATATCATGAGTTCACTGATACTCTTCTTCGTAATCTGAAAGATAAGTTTTCTAATACAAACTTTATCGGTATTCGTGTTCTTGAACCTCGTAATGCAAGTCGCTTTATTCAACTGTATCATTCGCACAATGATAGGCAGTATGATAAAATTCAGAATGACTGGAAGAAATTGAAAAGCTTTACTATCACAAACTCTGGTTACGATGCTTACTTTGGTATGTCTGCCACTGCACTTTCACAAGATAGTGAGTTTGAAGTTGCTGATGATGCCACCAAATCTCAAATTAAATCTGCATTTGTAAAATCTCTTAAAACTAAAAAACTAAATAAGAAAGTTCTTGGTGAGTTTATTTCCTTGGTAGCATGAAACAAAAGTTTCCATTGGATCATGTAGTAAAATATGACACGCGAGAAGTATGGATTAAGTGCAATAGCAGCACAACTGCTATTGGTATTTCTGCATTAGTCAATAAATATTATCCTGGTTATACTGGACATATTGCCAGTGAGGAGTACCTAAAGGAACTAAAGAACCAGTTGGCGAACTGACCACTGGGGTTCCAAACGGGATCCTTTTTCGTCTATAATAACAGAGTTGAAACAAAGCAAACGAATGGCTCTCTCCTCTGACTACATCCGCACTTCTCTCCAGAACCTCTATGGCAATAGTGTGACTGGTGCTGATATCCGTGCCTGGTGTAATCTGAACGATGCTAACTATCAAACCGTAACTAAAAAACTTGATGAATTTAAAGTTGGCCGTGGTAAATGGAACCTTGAAGTGACACAACAAAAGGTAGAAGAAATCGAACGCACTTTCCAAGCACCTGCAGTGGTCCCTCCCATCGAACAAAATCTTATTCCTGAAAAAGATGATACCTTCGTCAAGTTTGGTAACTTTGCTGATGTTAAAAAGATTATTCAGTCCGGTCTTTTCTATCCTACGTTCATTACGGGTCTTTCGGGTAATGGTAAAACGTTCAGTGTTGAGCAAGCATGTGCTCAACTGAAGCGTGAACTGATTCGTGTAAACATTACAATTGAAACTGATGAGGATGACCTGATTGGTGGTTTCCGTCTCGTTGATGGTAATACTGCATGGCACAATGGTCCTGTAATTGAAGCACTTGAGCGAGGAGCAATTCTTCTCCTTGATGAAATTGATCTCGCATCTAACAAAATCCTCTGTCTTCAGTCCATTCTAGAAGGTAAGGGTGTATTTCTAAAGAAAATTGGTCGTTGGGTGAAACCTGTCGCCGGTTTCAATGTGATTGCCACGGCAAACACTAAAGGTAAGGGTTCTGATGATGGTCGCTTCATCGGCACCAATGTTCTCAACGAAGCGTTTCTAGAGCGTTTCCCTGTGACCTTTGAGCAGTCCTATCCCGCTCCCAGCACAGAACAGAAGATTCTGGAAGGTGTTGCTCTGGATCTTGGCGTGGAAGATCGTGATTTCTGCAAGCGCCTGGTGGACTGGGCAGACATCATCCGCAAGACCTTCTACGATGGTGGTATTGAGGAAATCATCAGCACTCGTCGTCTGGTTCATATCATCCGCGCTTACAGCATCTTCCAAGACAAGGCAAAGGCAATTCAAGTTTGCGTCAATCGTTTTGATGATGAAACCAAGCAAGCATTCCTGGAACTCTATGATAAGGTTGACGCCGATTTCCAAATGCCAACTGAGCAGGTTGACTATAATCCCAATATTGACCAACCTACTCCTTTCTGATAGAATATAAGGAGGTCAATGTGCCTCCTCTTTTTGTCCTTTTACCATGAAACACAATGTCTGAAAACTTTGAGAGCACTTATGAGAGTTTACTTCCTACGAATTGGGAGAGTGCTATAATTTTTAGTAGTGAAGGAACTGATACTATCTCTTTTAGTGGCGCTCAAGATTTTACTTATGCTGCACAATCAGTTCCACTATCTTACTTTGATAATAACTATTCCCCCGACACTATTACTTTCAATTTGAATATGTTCGAAGATACGAATAAAAACGGATTCTGGAAATATAATGAAGACAAAACTCTAAAGGAGGTGGAGCAATATCTTTCTAGCACTTATCACCAACACTACACTTCTCAAGAATCCAAAACTCAAACTTTAGATTTGATTGAGAGTATTGGTGATGCTGAACCTTTCACGCGATCAAATGCTATCAAGTATCTCTCTCGCTTTGGTAAGAAGAATGGTAAATCAAAGATGGACATTTTGAAAGCAATCCATTATTGTATTCTTCTGTACCACTTTGCTGGTCTTCACGAAAACACTACTTCCGACTTTCCTTATTGATTATGAAACTTTCTGATAAAACTCTTTCGGTCCTCAAAAACTTTTCTTCAATTAACCAATCTATTCTTTTCCGTGAAGGAAACAAACTTCGCACAATTAGTGTGATGAAGAATATTCTTGCAGAAGCAACCATTACTGAAGAACTGCCCAAGGATTTTGGTATCTATGATCTTAACCAGTTTTTGAATGGTCTTGGTCTTCATCAAAGTCCTGAACTGGATTTTGATAATGACGGATATGTTGTTATCCGTGAAGGTAAGATGCGTTCTAAGTACTTCTTTGCAGACCCAAATGTAATCATCACTCCTCCCGAGAAGGATATTGTTCTTCCGAGTGAAGATGTTTGCTTTGAACTGAGCACAGAACAACTGGACAAACTTCTGAAAGCAGCATCTGTTTATCAACTTCCCGACATTTCTGCTGTGGGTGAAGCAGGTGTTGTGAAACTTGTTGTTCGTGATAAGAAGAACGACACCTCTAATGACTTTTCTATCGTTGTTGGTGAAACAAACTCTGAGTTTGTATTCAACTTCAAAGTGGAGAATATCAAAATTCTTCCTGGTACTTATGAAGTGGTTGTGTCACAAAAACTTTTGTCACGATTCACAAGTAAGAACCACGACCTGTGCTATCATATTGCTCTGGAGCCTGATTCTACATTTGGTTGATGAACATCTTTGTGACTTCTCCTTGGCCCGCTGAGAGTGCCATTTGTCTCCCTGACAAACATATCGTCAAAATGCCACTAGAGTGCTGTCAGATGCTCTCTATCGTGGCATCAGAGAAGTGGGGACATGGGTACGGCACTCTCCCTAAGGCAGATGGAACACCCTACAAGACCGAGAAAGGAGCATTCCGCAATCACCCTTGTACCAAGTGGGCACTAGAGAATATCCATAATGCCTACTGGTTAATCAAGTGGGGACTGAACTTGTCTGATGAATACTGCCTGCGGTATAATAAAACTCACTCCTGTTATAAAACTCTTGTGGATGCATACTATTTGTTTCCCAAAGGTAAGATTACAGAAGTGACTCCATTTGCTCGTGCTATGCCTGAGGAATGGAAATTTGACGACACTATTGATACATTTGAAGCATACCGACGATATATTGCATCCAAACCTTGGGTTGCTGATAACTATCTTCGTATGCCACAGAGAAAACCTGATTGGATTTGATTATGGCAAGTGATTTTCTTTTTGTGGAAAAATATCGTCCTCAAGTAATTGATGATTGTATTCTTCCTGATGAAACTAAAAAAACATTTAAGGAGTTTGTAGAGAAGGGAGAGATTCCAAATCTCCTTCTTGCAGGACCTCCTGGTATTGGTAAAACCACCATCGCAAAAGCACTATGTAATGAGTTGGGAGCAGATTTTTATGTCATCAACGGATCCGACGAGGGGCGTTTCTTGGATACTGTACGGAACCAAGCAAAGAACTTTGCTTCGACCGTCTCACTTACGGGATCTTCTAAACACAAAGTCATCATCATCGATGAGGCAGATAACACGGGGAACGACGTACAACTCCTACTACGGGCAAATATTGAGACATTTTATAACAACTGCCGATTCATCTTCACCTGCAATTATAAAAACAAAATCATCGAACCTCTCCATTCAAGATGTGCAGTTATCGACTTCACGATCAAAGGAAAGCAACGAGTACAACTCGCTGGGAATTTCTTTGAAAGGTTGCGATTTATCCTCAATCAAGAAAAGATTGAGTATGATCAAAAAGTCGTTGCGGAACTCGTATCCAAGCACTTTCCCGATTTTCGACGTGTTCTAAATGAGATTCAGAGATATTCTACTGGAGGTAAAATCGATGCAGGTATCCTTGCATCATTCTCCGATATCTCTGTAAATGAACTCATTAAGCACCTAAAAGAAAAGAACTTTACTGAGGTTCGTAAGTGGGTATCAACTAATCTGGATAATGATTCTTCTGTAATTCTTCGTAGGGTTTATGATTCTCTCTATGATGCTCTTATGCCCGCTTCTATTCCAGCAGCAGTTTTGATTATTGCAAAATATCAGTATCAGATTGCTTTTGTTGCTGATCAAGAAATCAATCTTCTTGCTGCACTAACTGAAGTAATGGTTGAATGCGAATTTCGTTAGGGTTTGTATTTTTCTAACTTGGAACCATAAGTTGTTATTAGGTAATAACTATCTCCAGTTATTTTCATACATTCTTTAATTGAATTGTATTCTTTTCCTCTGTAGTTTATTTTCCAAACTTTTCCATATGATTTTCCTTTTCTAATTTGTCTAAATTTTTCTTTTGTTTCTTCTGAAAAACAATTTTTCTTTCCCTTATTCCAAGGTTCTTTTGGTTTTATAGACCTCATATGTTCACTGCATTGTTCTCTTAATATTTGATACATTGCTCCATTTTTAACTGTTCTTGAATGACTCATATTCCAAACAGCAAAATACATTTTTCTTTTTGCTTCTCCAGAAGTCATTTTAAATAGTAATAAATGAAGAATATAATGAACTCTTGGAGAAACTCTAACTAAATTAGTTTCTACATCTTGGCCACCTAAACTTTTTGGAATAATATGATGTTTTTCTGTAAAAACATCTTCATCAAAAATTATGTGTTTTTTTATTATTTCATAATACCATTTTGTATATTTTGTATTGGAGAACATTTTGCTATGACTACTATAAATATTTATAAAGAATGTGAGTTTGAATGTGAGTTT